TTGATACCACTCTGGCATTGTCTCCAAAGCAGCAAATCCTTCGGCTACCGTGGTACGCCCCCAATCCCCTGTAAAACATAGGATTAACGGGATTGAGAAGAGTAGAACAAGATACTCGTCTTTCCACGAGTTCATGGTGCCTTGCGCCATGATCTTCTCCCACTCCGCTTCCGATGTAGCGGCGGACTTCATTATGGTCGCTTTCGCTTCCGCTTCAACTAACTTGAGGTTTGCGGCAGCAGCTTGTGCGTCAGCCTTACCCTTGAGCCAGCCACCCGCTAACTCTGTTATTGGTCCTATAAGTGCCTGTAACATTACGATCCCCGATCAGTCTTAGCTTCTTTATTCATCCAGATACCAAAGCACCCAGTTAATGCACCCATGCACACAGATACCAAACCAGCCTGACCATTTGTCGGGTCTGGCAATGACATGTACCAGTGAACGCTTTGGTAGGTTAAGATTGTCACGACCAACATCATCAATCTTGGAAAGATTTTGTACTCATCAATCACTGTTGCTGGCATATAAACGCTCCGCTATTTTTTTGTGTGTGGTGATTATAACGACTTTTCCATTTTTGTATACACACCAGACACTAGGCTTAATTTCGACCAACTGACAGGCAGACAACTGCTTGCTTGGCATCTTTCACAAGTACCTCTGCTTTGGCTTTTTCTTGGTTACAGCGTTTCTCTGTATCGTAAACGTCCAACTGATAGTGCTGAAAGTTTCCGTTTATAAAACTTATCCAGAGCAATATATACATTACCACTTTTCCAAGTAGACACCCAAGTACCACACAGCAAGTGCCAAGAAACCAAGAGCAAAGCCGATTCCCAACATAGTAGCTATTGTTTCCATGCGTTCCTCTCTAGCTTTTTCCGCCGCAAGTTTAGCTGCTTTTCTCTGCTTACGCGCTTCAGCTTGCCACTGCTGCCAGCGATCCCATGTTCCAGGGGGCGCATATAAACGACAGTAGGATTCAAGCTCTGCACGTTTAGCTTTTAGCTTTTCTAGTTGTTGAAACTCTTCCCAATCACCTTCCGAACCACCAGTGATTGCAGTTAAAGGGCTATTCTTTTTACGCTGAACAGCTTCCTTTACATCTTCTTCCGCAGAAAGAAACTTACCAACCGCGCTGATAAGACCTGCAGTTTCCTTGCCATTCCCAAGAGCTTGACGGATAACCGAATAAGCGGCATTCGCAGCGGCAATGCTCTCAAGTATAGCCATGTCATCATCCCATCTTGGTAAGCACCGCCACCAACATTGCAATGATGGTTCCAGCAGTACCAATTAAAATGGTCTCTAGTCTCTTGATCCTAGTGAAGACTTCCTTGAACTGTATGTGAACTTCTGTTTCCAATTTAGTCACTCGTGGTTCAATCGCATCTATTCTTTGATGCGCCTCATTTGCTGTTCTTGCCATTATAGTGTCCCCCCGCCAAGAGAATGCGGCATAGTTACAGATATTGTTGTGGACCGTTTTTCAGTCCAAGGATTATTGCAGTTAGGGCAATTGCCATCTGGATAGGCAGCGGCTTCTTCTGGAGTATCCACTAGATTATCACAAGTAGCGCACTGAATTAGTTCAACTGAACTAGATGGACTCCAACGCGATCCATCATCCATTATTAATACTGTGTCTGACATCATTATACCTACGTGTACACTACCTTCAAATCACCAGAAGACGTGCGATACACGTCCCCATCTTTTAGTCCACCCGTTTTAGCTGAAGCATTATCGGCAAAAACTTTTAAGCCGTTTGCACCAGTTGGTTCTAAATTTAACTCAGAACCGACAAGAGGTCCAGGGTTTCCCTGCTGCGCTATAAATGTGGAGAACGCACGAACAACTTCTGAGAAATATTGCTGGTTGTACGCAGAGGGAGGCAGAGGGAAAAACGGTTTTGGTGCTGGCGATGACATTATCTTCTCCCATCCGTTCTGATATCAAGTCTTGGCTGGCCTAACCGCCATGTGGTGCCTACTTGATCGGACTCAACTCTAACAGCAACTGAGCGGCCCCGCAGGCGTATATCAGCTTTTTGAGTATATTGCTGTATCGGCGTAAGGGCTGTGCTCACAACAGCAGCATCGTCTGTCATTAAAGTGTTTCCACCATTATAGTTAAACGCCTTCATAGTATAGGTAACTGTAGGAGAAACACCTGTACTGTTTCTGAACGACATATCAGGTATTAACTTACTTACATAGCTGAACCGCTCACCGTCACCGATATCGATAGGACTAGATTCAATAAAGGCGTTGATTGCAACCGATGGGTTTTGACTGCCATCATCAAAACCAAACTCATGGAAATACATATGACCATCAGTGGCAGCGGCGATAGGGTAATCGTTAATACCTCTGTCTATCCAAGCAGTGCGACCCAACGTGCCGTAGTACCATATATTTTGTTCGTAGTTGTAAACAACGTAGCTATCTACATTGTCACTTGTTCCAGATGGATAGAACCACCAGACCTCTGAGTACGAAGCATTGATCGATGCGAATACCTTTTCTGCTTGATCTTCGTTTAGATTGTCAAAAATGTATTCTTTTACGGTACATGTAAGTGGCTGCACAGTACCTCTATATAGATAGAACTCGCTCTGCCCCATCCAGAATATGTTATCTTCAACAGCTACTGCAGCATTCGGACTTCTGATCGTAACATTCTCAGAAATCATATTAATACCAAATGTATATGGCGGACCAATGTATTGCAGTGCGTGAAGTGATTCGTCAGTAAAGACGATAATTTGTTGGCGCGTTTCTATGGCTGTAATGATTTCAGAACCAGAACCAATACGAAGATCACCTGCTGTATTTGTAGTAGACGGTGTCCAGTCCGCTGCATTTTCTTGATCAGAGAATCGTATAAGCAGTGAATCCTGTGTAGATGAGCCAAGCGGGTTTGTCCCGAAAGCTATGACGTGCCGATCAACATCAGATACGATAACCTTGTTCGCAACCGTGGGTGCATTGCTGGCACCTGACAAATCTTCTAAAGCCACCGCCCTTGAATTTAAACCGCTTGATGCGTCCCAGTAGTATACCCCACCATTTCTGGTATTTAGGACTAGGTCTTCACCAAACGTGTCGTGTTGCCATAAGCGGAGTGTCTGAGACAATATAGAAAGAGATGCCGCAGAATTCCAAGTTCCGCGTGACCAAGTACCCGCACCCCAACCGTTGCCGAACACAGAGGTGTCTACGCCAACATTAATCTGGTATGCGCCTACAGTAGACGATCCGCCATTTCCCGTATCTGAAGAGTTAGCATTAACCTCTGCGCCAGTGATATCTATAGAACCGCCGTCATAATAATCTGATAGAGCCGTGCTTGCTGTACGGGCTGTAACCTTGTAGCTGTTTGCGTCCACAACACTATCGATTTGGTACTCCTGATTAAGAACATTTGCAGTAATATTTCCGCCTAGACTTACTGCTCCACTAAATGTAACGAAGTCTCCTTCGACTGCACCGTGGTTTGTGTCGCTTACTGTAATTTCTGAACTACCATTTGTAGCGGAGAACGTGACATCTCCTGCAGAAGTAGTGTTTCTTAATGGCGTGATGTCGTATAGCTCACCACCGTCTTCTATAAAGTATTTTAAGTTAGTGCCAATGCCGACATACCTAGAAAGGTCTAGTGTGATCCAAGCCTTTAATGCACGGCACGAACCAATAAACTGATTTTGTGTTTTCTTAGACCAGCCACCAATTTTTTCAGGATACCCCTGACGGAACCGAATCTTATCTCCGTCAATCCAACCGCCTTCATTTGCATAGGCAGTGGTCTCTTTGTTGATACCTGCTTGGAACTGTAGCTTTTGTAACGTCATGCCGTTGATCCATAAACTGTGCCGTTGTTCGTATATGTAGCGATTGCAGTGCCAGATATAGCTGCACCACCAGAGCCACCTGATCCACCACCTGCCGCGCCCCAACCGCCGCCGCCGTCACCAACATAAGTACCAGTGCCGTCTCCGCCTGCATTACCAAGTGAACCCCCTGCCCCGCCAGTACCAATTGGCCCCGCGCTGTCTGACGTGCCACCCGCTCCGCCTGATCCGTTTAAAATACGACCGCCACCGCCGCCTCCGTTTGAGCGCAAACCTTCAAACCAGCTAGAGCCTGATCCGCCACCGCCTCCAGTCCCTCCGCCTTGACCGCGTCCACCGTCACCACCTGAGTATACATCTTGTGGTGCAGCCGTACCAGACTGACCTACAGCTCCGCCTGTCCCACCAGAATAGATTGTTCCGTTCTCATGACGACCACGCCCACCGTTACCGCCACCTGCGCCGCCACCGCCACCGCCATAGCCACTAGCGCCACCTGAGCCACCGCCGCCGCCACCCGCAATGTATGCACCAGATGCGTTAGTAAGTGTTACACCAGTAGCATTATTTACAAGGGCAGGACCGCCGCTTTGAGCTGCACCATCATAGCCCCCTCCGTTTCCACCTCGACCAATAATGTAGCCGTTGTTTATGATTGTAACCAATCCATTTAGACTACTTGGTATAGTTAAACCGCCAACTGACACACTGTCAGACCAAAGGTAAACGCCTGAAGAAATTGTCATGACGATAGCAGCCGAACCATCCCAGCCTACAGATGTTGCATACGTGCTTAGGTTCATCTCTTGCTGGTTACTGGATACAGTAAACGAGAACTGCTTTACGGCACCGTAAAAGTTACTCAGGCTTATCGTGCCAGATGTAGGCACAGACGTGTTATTGGATGTTACATACAACCCACCACGATAGTACTCAGACAAGCTGATCGGGTTTGACCCACCAAACTCTGTCTGTATATCAGATAGCGCAATTGTACCCGATGGTTGTATTGGCATTAGACTGTTCCATAACCTGTGACGTTACCTGTTACTGTTAGGTTGCCAGAAGCATCTAGCTTCATTTTGTTGCTGCCACCTGTGGCGAAGTATAGAATTCCAGAACTTTCAGTGACAGTCCAGTTTCCAAGATCAACTGTTGTAATGTTTCCAGTTGTAATGTTAGCCGTTGTCACTGTGGCTGTTGTTATTGTGGCTGTTGGTATCGTTACTGTGCCAGTAAATGTAGGGCTGGCAATATCAGCTTTTGTATCTATCTCTGTCTGGACTGGAGTAGAAATACCTAAAAGGTCAGTAAGGTTGTGGCACTCGTCACTACCGTCAGCATATATAATTGCGGATTCACCATTAGGTACATCTGCAGTTGCTGCGCCACTACCTTGTGTGAAGGTAACGGTCTGTCCGCTGTTGTTGCGGATAAGATAAACTTTTTCTGCATCTGACGGGGATACGGTAACTGTGTGTCCAGCAGACAGCGAGCCTGTAAATCTAATTAAAGCGTAGTGTCCATCAGACAAAAGGCCATCTGATGTTGTAAGAGTTGACGTTGTACCTGTGAGGGCAATACTTTTAACGCCGTTCACAGAACGGTCAATAATGTCCATATTGGTATTAACAGTTGTACCCCATGTACCTGATTGTTCGCCTGATCCTGGCTTCTCGATACCTGAGTTTGTTGTGTATGTACTGGGCATATGCTAATCCTATGCGGCTGTTTTTGTCCAAGTCGTTGATTGTGCAGGATCAATCTCTGACCATAATGTCGATTGCGATGGTGTTACAGGAGTATAGCTTGGATTCTGGTTTGGATCAATCTTTGACCACACAAGAGCCTGACCAACCTGACCAAAGCCTGTAACTGTTGTTGGGAATACATTTGCTGAACCTGTTACAGTAACACTTCCAACACTCGAAGTAACTGATAGTCCTGTTACCGATACGTTAGCTTTTGCCTCGACATCAACACTGCCGACCTGACCTGATACTGCATCTAGTGTTGGGAATACTGTTGCGTTAGCAGATACCGCAACGGAACCAACAGACATTGTAGCTGACAGTCCAGTAACAGACATGTTGGCATCAGCTTTGACAACAGCACCACCTTCTGTTTCGTTGATGATGTCTGTAGAGCCGTTAGTACCGTCAAAGTGCAGAAGTGCCGTTGTGTCGCCGTCTACTGCGTAATTTGAAGTTGGCTCTGTAAAAGAGGTGCCGCCATAACGGGCAACGGAAGACAGACGTAGTTCGTCAATGTATCCATTGAAGTCACCAAAGCCGTTCCTTCCAATAGCAAAGACGCCATCATCTGAGCGGTTTGCAGTAGAACTTGATTGTTCTAACACTCCGTTTATGTAAAGCCTGTGAACATTCCCTTCTCTTTCAACAGAGATCATAGTCCAGACATTTGCAGAAATTCTGGTACTAGATAAGAAGAGTGTTGTTGACCCTGCAACAGTGCCTTGAACCTGATTTCCGATCAAAT